TGTTGATCCTGCTGTTGCCCCTGCAGGTGGTCCAAGGCCGTGACCAGGTGGCTCGCCTATTGGTTGAACTTAGGTTTAACCTTGGGTTGTGCCTCATGTGTATATTATAATGACACTCTGAGTTTTGCATGGGGTGCAAGGCAGGCTTTGCGCTGGCTGCAAAATGGATGACTCACGCGAAGACACAACCCGCAGCACAACCCAGAGACATCTCAAGGTGAAACTTCAGGATAATATGCACCTATTCGGAGGAATAACAAGCCAGTACTAGTTTCAGATCAGGGTTAACCTACTGATAACATTGGGTTTTCGCACTGCTCTTACCTATATATCGTTGGTCACTCGCCCAAATGAATACCTCAAGTAGAAATCGCAGGTTTGTTCTAGCGTGGGGGGCATGGGGGTACAGCGTATTATATACGTATATATACCTACTCAGATTTTTCCGACAAAAACATCCGAAGGTTCACCCTAAGTAAAACTCTAGGTGAATCCCATCGTGTGTCCTCAAGAGGGGGGTACTGCGTACCACTCCCCCACTAAGGTAGTCCCTGATAGATACACTTGTAGTGTTATCCTATCGTGTACCCTAAGACCTAACTTACAGTTATAACTATAAGTTTAACCCGGGGGTATTCTAATCACCGGAAATTAAACAAACCAAGGGATCACCAAGAGGTTCCCCACTGAGAAGAACTACGAGTTGAACCTCCAGATAACCCAGAGAAGTGGGCATATGCCTTGTCTAACTCTGTTTGTATCACACGATCACGTTCTTCCTGTAGACCTGCATCCTCATCCCTAGCTAGAGATTCAGTCCAGTAGGCTACTGCCATTGCCAGTGCATCTAATCTATCATCATGGCGTAGGCATCCTTTATCCCGAGTGAGGCGGGACATCTGGTAGATCAAAGATTTAGACCTACGGACCTCAGAGTCATACCGTTGGATGCTCTTATAGTCCTTCTCAATGATCGCTGGGTCTATAACCAGCCTATGTCGGTTCATAATAGGTTCTAGAGTGTCAGCCATCCTTTGTTCTTTCTGAGTGGAGTGGCGTACTTCCTCAAGTGAACATGGGTGTACCTTGGAGATGATAGGGGAGAAGATATGGGTGAACATACCATCACCAAAGTTACTCTCGATGATGACCTCATTGACCTTGTACTTCTGGGCTAGCATAGCCAGTGGCTTCAGTACCGAGTCAGTATCGTACCCACCTTGGAAGCCCCCACAGTCTAAGACATGGAGGTAGCCATTCAGGTTAGCCACAATAGCGTAGGCAGTCTCATCCTTACCCCGACCAGAGGGGTCAATAGACATGACGATCCCTTGGTAAGGCATGAAGACATCTGAGTTATCCGCTGGGTGGTAGAAGTAGTCCCCTTGCATTGCCATGTTGGGGATGTCCCCTGACACACGACGATCTGGGTGTGGTAACCAAGAGAAAGTCATTGGTGCCTCTTCAGCGGAACATGGAGTTACCACTAGGTCAGACACTTTGAGGGGGTATCGCTCTTCATCTGACAGTGCCGTATTCAACATGAACTGCAGTTGGTAGCCAGCGCGACCGTAGGACGCTTTACGTTCCATCAGATCACGCTCACCAAAGCGTTGCGGGTCAGTAGGTTCGCCTGCCTTCAGTCCCATCTGACCGATGATAGGTGCTAGCGTGTCACCATACTTAACAATGTTTTCATCTTCAGGCATCTCTGCAGGCCAGATACGTATGGTGTACCCACGGTCACTGAGTTTGTTGTACAGGGAGTCTTCTGTCTGAGGCGTGCCGAGGTAGATAATCCGAGAGGTCTCTAGTGGCTTGAGGATAGCGTCAAACTCTTTGACAGACTCTGAGAGTTTATCTCGCGCTGTCTGAGTGTCACTGTTGTTAGCGACCTCTACGTCATCGGCAATGATAATATCAGCACGGCTACCCGTGAGCTGACCTGTGATACCTACGGATTTAACCGAGGGTGAGTGGTCTGCCGTCGCAGGGCCAACGTCAAAGGAGATGTTGGATGACCGTTGGTCTTTGCCGGGTATTAAATGCTTGCAGAAGTCTACCTCATGGATGATCCGTTTGACGAACACTGAGAAAGCATCTGAGCGATCCTTCGAGGCTGATACGACCATGATCTTTTTATCTGGATCATTCAGTAGCAACCACACGACATATGCAGACGTTAGCCAAGACTTACCCACGCCCCGGAATGCAGAGACCATGGAGCGCTTGGGACCATGCTGCAGGAATTTCGATATATCGTATTGCACAGGGGTGGGGTCAGGAAGATTGAGATGCTTCCACAGCACGTACACAAACTTCCTGAAATCCCCTTTGACTTCCTCCAGCTTCTTCTGGGATGCCGAGAGTTCTTGATCCATTAGTGGTATGAGCCTTCACTGTCATCATGGGACTCATCTGCAGAGTCAAACTGGGGGAGTGCTTCCGCCAGCGAACCCATGTCAGGGTTTTGATCGATAGATGCTTCGATACGGTTGTCCTTGAGGAACTGACGGACCTGCCCAAGATCGGCTGCGGTTACGTCACCTTCTTGAAGTTTATGTTTTAGAAACTTTGCGAACATCCCGTGGAGGTCGCTGAGTTCTTTCTCGCTAGCTTTAGACATGGGAATGCCTCCATATGGCCTCAGGAGAGTCCCTGACAGCCGTTAATGTTTTTGATGTGTATTGGGTAGGGGAAGGGGGCTTACGACTCTATGTGAGGATTGCCCCCTAGAAGCCCTCAGGAAGCCCGCTGAGAGTCTTTAGGTCTATTTATGGGTGTTTGTAGGGTAACCCCCAGAGACTCTGTGTGAGCATCTGAGGGGCACCTCTGGGTTCTTTAAGTATTCTACGTTACAAACTTAAATAGTCCGCGAATATTATTGAAAATAAATCCCACAACACCAGCAATTAGAAACGTAGTGATGGCCCAATATGTTCCAGTCTTAGCTTGCCACTTTTCTAGGCCTCTAAGTCTGTCTTCATGGTCCTCTACTGGTGCTTGCCGCCGCTCTACTTCTTTGAGAATTTCACGAAGCATCGCGGCGTTTTCTAGAGAGAGTTTGGTTAATGCTTTTATTTCCTCCGAGTGACGCCTTACGTCTTCCTCGATGTAATCTTCGCGGGTCCACTCTTTTGACATGGATGTAATCCTAAATGGTCTGAGTTGGGTTGCGTAAGGGGGGTTTTATTTTTGAGGAGGAGAACCGACCGTCTAGCGTAGAGAGCTAGTTGCGGTGATCCGTCCCCAGATGGCTACAGCACCCGCGATTACCATAGCGCCGTCGAGCGCTAGAGCAGTAATATCGGATTCGAGTTCGCCTGTGTCAAAGCCAAGCTGCTTGAGGCCCATGCCTAGCATCATGACTCCTACCGAGATGACAGTTTTCGACTGCCACCAAGGTTTGTTGTCGTCCATTAACATATTGATTTCCTTAGATTTTAGTTTACAAGGTGTACGTCGTAGTACCAGCAGAGCCTGTCACAGAGGCTACAAGGCTACCGTCTTTGTAGATGTAGACGCCGCCACGCTTCCGAGCATGACCAGAACGGCCCAGACCGTCTTGGATGCGTACCATGATTTGTTATCAGTCATTGTCTTAGGTTCCTTGTTGTTAGTAAGTCGTTTCAGTCACCGAAGCGTCATAGGTGTTGGTGTTTGCCACGTTGGTCGTCGGGAACGTGCGGTCTGCGGCACTTACTTGGCCCCAAATGATACGCACAGCGCCGTTACCGCCAGCCGCAGACGAGCCGTTGCCGTCATCAGTACCGCCGCCGCCACCGCCGCCATACGCGCCGCCAACACCTGTGCCACTTCCATCACCATCGGAACCATCACTGCCACCAGAGCCGCCTTTGCCGCCAATAGCGGGGGTAGTGTTGTTTGTCTGCTCAACCCCCGAACCACTGGAGCCTTGTCCGTACATACCAACACCGCCACCCCCGGCTGCGTAATTAACATTAGAAGCATCACTACCAGCCCCCGCGCCACCACCGCCGCCGTTGCCGCCTCCCGTAGGCTCTCCATCAGTGTCCGCTGCAATACCATCACCACCAACGCCGGAGTAGCCAGCAGTACCCCCGCCGCCGCCAGCTTCACCAGTACCACCAGCGCCGCCGTTGCCGCCTCGATGGACGTTTGTGCCGACCATACCGGATGTGCTGTTTGTGGCTGTGGGATTGTCTTTATTGCCTGTTGCCCCGCCACTAACATTTCGGCCACCAACGCCACCATTAGCGAGACAAATGGTAGTACCGGAGCGCACTACGCTACTGTTGCCGCCGCTGTCGCCTGTGGGGCCACCGCCACTACTTGTGTTATTCTTGCCTGATCCACCTGATCCTACAGTTACGGTAAGAGCCTGACCCGGCGAAACTGGGAAGGAGTTGCGGTAGGCTAATCCGCCCCCGCCCCCGCCGTCACCGCCGTTCGCTCCACCGCCAGCCCCACCGCCGCCTGCACCCACGCACAGCACTGAGATGCTGGTAACGTCAGCGGGAACCGTCCACGAGGTTGTGCCTGTGCTGGTAAACAGAGCGCCACCAATAGTTGCTGCGCCGCCACCGCCCGTAACCGTTCCGATGACGTTCATCATTGATGCTACAGCACTCATGTCAGGTCACTCCCGGCAATGATCGCCTTGGTCGCGCTAACGCACGTCACGGTGGCCAGCGAGTCTGCCCCAATCGTGACTGTCGCGTTGCTCGCTACGCCCGTCGCCTCTCCGTCTTTGAAAAGCACCACGGAGCCGCTGCCTTGACCGACTGTTACCGTCCCGGTCTCACAGTAGATGGTCACAATGTCTCCCGGCGTGAGGTTTGCAGTGTCGTAGGTGGCTGCACCGTTGGCGTAGTAGAGAGTCGCGCCGCCAAGAAGTGTGTGAGTGCCGACAGTTGTGCGTGGGTTGGCCTTGCGCACGTCAACCGAGACCGCCCCGCTGTCCCCCGCCACCGACGTTGTTAGATTTTGCGCGTCAATCGTACCGCTGCTTGTATTAATAACGGCCTGCTTGTTCCCAATGGCGTTGGTGTTGCTCCCAATGGCGTTGGTGTTGCTGTCGATTGATGCTTTGAGTGCTTTGCCCTGTTCGGCGCTAAGTGGCACCTGAGTCCCACCTGTCGTCACGTCGTTGATAACGTTGCCCGGTTGAAGCGCTGTGTCTAGTTCCGTAAGCTGAGTGGGAGTCATGAGACCAGCATTGGTACTGTCTACAACAGTGATGACAGCATTGGTCCCAGCGTTACTTGTGACTGTACCTTGACCCGCCGCTGCGGTGTAACCAAGGTCTACAGCCTCCAACTTGTTGCCAAGAGCTGTAACCGCATCGGTCGGAAGGTTCAGATCACCCTTCACGCCACCTACACTACGACGTTCCCACTGGTTACTAGAGTTCCTGTAGAGGTAGTCGCCAGATTGAGGAGTGCTTGTGTAATCCACGTCACCCACGTTACCGAGGCTAGACGTGTTGAGAACCTGTGCAGCAGCAGCAGGGTTCCACGCAGAGCCGTTGTAATACTTGAGCTGTGTTGTGGTGGTGTCGAAGTAGATGTCACCAGCAGACAATACGCTTGCCTTCGCGGCGTTGACCGCAGCGTCAGAGGCGTAGGAGCCGAGGTATTGGTTTACAAACGTGTTCAGCGCAGCTTCAGCAGCCGTCTGTGCAGCTAGAGCCGCTGTTGCAGAGGCTGTCGCAGATGCAGAGGACGTAGTGTTAGCAATGTCACTCCAAGCTGACCCAGTGTAGACCTTCATCCGACCATCTGTCGTATTGAAGTAAAGGTCACCAGCGTCCTTGGTGTAGCTAACGCCACTGAGGTAGGTGTCTACCGCAGCATCGTCTGCGAATTGCCCAAGGATAACCTCGCGAACAATGTCACGGGCGGATACGGCAGACGCCGCAGATGCCGCAGCATTCGTTTCGCTGGTAGAAGCGTTGGACTCACTGGAAGCCGCAGCTACTTGAGACGCCGCAGCGTTGGTTTCACTGGTAGAAGCGTTAGATTCTGAGGAAGCCGCAGCCGTCTGAGAGGCAGCACTGGCTACTTGAGACGCAGCAGCGTTAGTCTCGCTTGTGGAAGCGTTGGATTCTGAGGTTGCAGCGGCGCTTTGGGAGGCGGCAGCAGCACCAGCAGAACCTGACGCAGCCGTAGCAGACGTGGAGGCTTCAGATGCTTTGGTAATCGAGGTGTTCGTAGCGGAAGTCACAGCGTCCGTCTGGGCGTTGATCACCGTGTTCGAGGTCTGATCGTTCTTTTCTTCGGTGTAGTCGCGGAGAAGCTTCATAGAGTCCCCGATATCCGAAGGACGGAAGATTGCACCCGCAGCCCATGTAAAGAGGTCAGTGGAGAGGTTGGTATCTCGGGTAAAGGTTACCCGGAAGTTGTTTGGTACGTTCGCATCAAAGCGGTATGTCGAGGCGTCTACAAGACTTCCGGGGTGAGACCCAGTTACATCTGCGAAACCTTCGTCTTCCACCTTCACTACGACGAATGAATCGTCGAGATACGAGAAGGCGATGGTAAAATCAGTCGTCGCACCGTCAGCGGTGTAGACATTTACCGTATCAGACATCATCAAATCCTTTAAAGAATAGAGTAGGGGGCCGATTGGACCCCCTTAGGTTAAAATTGATCAGCGACGAAGCGCTTCTCTGCGTCGGTCCATCCGGTTGTCTGATAGACTTCCTCAAGTTCCTTGCGTATCTCTGGGCCTACGCTGGTTAAGGCGTACCTCAGGGCGGCATCCCGGTACTGAGACAGGAGGCCACGCCACAATTTGACCCTTGGGTCTTTGACGCTTGCTCCTCCAACTTTGAGAATGGGCTGGCTCTTACTGTTTACGTGCCGTTCAGCCAGTAACGCCCTCCATTTGCTATGCTCAGTCTGGTAGTAGTCGCCTTCGATCATTGCATTAGCGGCCTGCTCTAGGGTCATTCCGTTAATCTTAACGTCACCCTGAGAGAGGGACTCTTGCATGAAGTCATATACGGACTGACCGTCCTGAGCCTTCATCTTGTGGTACGGCATCCCGTCCCGCTCGAAGGTAGGGGACAGAAAGTCAGTTCCTGTTTGTTCTTGGATGTCCGCAAGTTCATCTGAGAGTGCATCTACAGCAAACTCACGGGATACAAACGGCATGAACCCCCGGCTGTGCGAAGGTTGCAAGCGGCCCAGCGCATC